AACTTTAATGTAAAATTAATAATTGTTAACAAAAATCGCGCACAAACTTTTCGTACAACCGATGGTAAAAAAACCTGTTGACACCAATCCGGGGGACGTGTAACAAAGCTGACAGGAAAACGATATGCCCCAAATGAAACCGGTACAATCCAGCCACGTCCATTCGATCGGCTACGACGAAGACAAGCAGGAGCTGCACGTGCGGTACGCGACCGGCAAAACCTATGCCTATGAGGGCGTCAGCCAGGACGAGCACGACGATCTGATGGGCGCCTCGAGCATCGGTAGCCACCTGCACAATGAGATCAAGCCACGGTTCGCCGGCCGGGTGGTATAACAACATCTAATGCTGCCGACTTTCAATACCCCTGTCGACGAAGCGATCTGGAAGCTTGGCCGCGATCCGAAGCTGGCCCACAAGGTGCTATTTGCCCACCGGCATATGAATGAAACCCCGGAGTTCCACAATGATATCCTCGACCTTTTCTATTCGCAGAGCCAATTTATTCTGGTCAAAGCATTTAGAGGTGGCGCCAAGTCTACGCTGGCTGAAGAGAAACTTATTATTGACGCACTATTCGAGCGCCGGCAATACTCGCTTATCGTGGGCAACAGTTACGAGAGAGCCGCCCAGCGCCTGATGGCGGTGAAGTGGGAGCTGGAAAATAACGAGATCATCATCGAGCTGTTCGGTGAGCAGAAAGGGAGCACGTGGAATGAAGATGAAATCGTCCTGGCCAACGGCCGCAAGATCCAGGCCTTCGGTGCCCGGCAGTCATTACGTGGCGCTAAGCATCGTGAGTGGCGCCCTGATCAGTGCCTGGTTGATGACCTTGAAGACGAAGAAATGGTCGCTACCGAGGAAGCCCGCAACAAGCTTAAGCGATGGTACACCGGCGCCCTTCAACCCGCACTCACCCCTACTGGCAATATTATCTTTGTCGCAACTCCGCTCCACCCTCAGTCGCTCGTTGAAGTCCTTGCCGCCCAGTCAAAATATATAACCCGTACTTTCCCGATCACCTATATCGATAATGAGACCGGTGAAGAGCATGCAACCTGGCCGGACCGGTTTCCGATGAAGTGGGTGAACGACAAGCGCGACGAGTATATCCGCGACGGTAACCAGATCGAATGGGAGCAGGAGTACATGTGCAGGGCAGAGAACGTGGCGCTGAAGCCCTTCCAGGCATCGATGATCAGGATCGATGCGACGGCGCCGGTGTGGACACCGAAGTTCATCATGGTCGATCCTGCCCGTACAGTGAAGGAGAAATCGGCGCGCACCGGCTACGCTGTGTGGTCATGGATCGGTAGCAAGCTGAAAGTCTGGGAAGCCTATGGCGGGTTCTACCGGCCGGACGAAATCATCAATGACATCTTCAAGCTGGACACCGAGCACAGCCCGGTGCTGATCGGGGTGGAAGCAGACGGGCTCGAGGAGTGGCTGATGCAGCCCCTGCGTGCCGAGATGGTCAAGCGCGGCCACTCTCTGCCCCTGCTGGCGGTACGGGCGCCGAAGAACAAGCTGGCGTTCATCACGTCGCTACAGCCGTTTTTCCTTGCCGGGGAGGTATCGTTCGTCAAGCCGCTGCCCCACCTGACCTCGGAGCTGCTGAGCTTCCCCACGGGGCGCATGGACGTGCCCAATGCACTGGCGTACGCCATGAAGATGCGGGTGGGGCAGCCGGTCTATGAGGACTTCTCGCTGCTGCACGTTGACGATGGTATCGAGCTATTGCGGCGCAGCCCGTGCTTCCTTGCTGTATCGTCACGCTCGGGAATGACGACCGCTGTGTTGATCCAGTATCTCGATGGTGCCATTCGGATCTTCATGGACTGGGTGCGCGACCAGCCGCCGCTCGATGCCCTGCGCGGGATCTATGACGAGGCGGTGATGTTCGCCGGCCAGGCACCCAAAGTGGTCGCACCTCTGGAGCAGTTCGATAAATACGTCAGCACCGGGCTGTTGCCGGCAGCGCGTCGGAACGGGATCGAGCTCAGCCGCGGCGCGGCGTTATTGAACACCGAAGGAAATATGAAACCGTATTTCCAGAAGCAGGTACGTGGGATGCCGGCGGTGCTGGTGAGTACGAAAGCCCGGTGGACCCTCAATGCGCTGGGCGGGGGATATGCCCGCGGTATTAACTCCGGTGGCACCTTGAACGATCATCCACAAGATAACCAGTATAAAACCTTGATGGAAGCGTTGGAAAGCTTTATAGGTTGGTTCAATGGTATATCTGCCCGTGATCTCGATGCGGCCGATACCAGATACGGATATACCGGGGACGGCAGAAAGTTTCTGTCGAGCTTGCCCACGCGGAGGTAATTATGGTTATGGTAACTCAGGATTATATTTTTGCTGATAAGGATGACCCGATGTTACAGCAAAAATGTCAATTAACTTATGACGATGAGTTTATTATAAAAGACCGACAAATTTATCGGGATGTAAAAGTAAATGGTGAATTTTACGAAATGCAAGTACTTAATTCTCCAGATGCTAGTGACATTCTAAATAAAAGCTTTGCTTTGATTTTGCGACCAAAAAACGACCAAGAAAAAATTATTATTCAAGTTATAAAAAATAGCGTGAGTGAATAGTTATGGTTGAGGTGTCTTCTCGCGATACGGACTTCTCGAAGCGCGGCAGCGTTCAGAAACAATTAGCAAAACTATATGAACAAGCTTCCAAAGCGTTTGAGAATAAGCAGGAGCAGTCTGAAGATATTAAAAAATATTGGGACATCTATAATTGTAAGTTGGGAAGTGAGCAAGCATATTCAGGATCGAGTGAAGTATTCGTACCGGTGGTACGCGATGCGATCGAAGCGCGGGTTACTCGTTTTGCTAATACGATCCATCCACCAACTGGTCGGTCGGTCGAAGCGGTAGATATAGAAGGGACTACTCCTTACGCTACTGTCGCTTTACTTGAAGAGTATGTTCGTAAGACTAAGCTACGGCTGCTTACTCCCGCCCTTATTCGCTGTGGTGATGTCGAGGGCCAGTACAGCATCGGTATCGAGTGGAATAAGCGCAGCCGGTTCGTGACGAGTAAGACCAAGAAGCCGGTGACCGTTCAACTCGACGATGAAGAAGGTTCGGAAGAGACCGAGGTCGAAGTCGAAGGACTGGACCCGATCGAAACCATGACCGATGAAGAAGAGGTTATCGACCAAGGCCCGGAAGTTAGGATTATCCAGGCACAGAACCTCGCGATCTGGCCGGCGACGTGTGAGGACATCGATGATGCCGACGGGGTAGCGGAAGCGCTCTATTTGACCGAAGAAGGTGTCAAGAAATGGATCAAGGATAAAAAGTTCGACAAGAAAGCCGGCGAGAAACTGCTGGATAACTTTTCCTCGTACGGTAATGGGCGGATCGACCAGCCTGATGACCCTGCCAAGGCAGCGATGGAAAGCGCCGGCGTGAAGTCCGATGGCAATCGCAAGGTCGCCTTGATCTACCGTGTCTGGTCGACTTTGAAGATCGATGGGGAGCGCCGGCGCTATGTAACCTATTTTGCCGGGCAGGATGTTGTGCTGTCTTGCAAGCGCAATCCGTATTGGAATGATCGTATCCCGATTATCACAGCTCCGCGGCTGCGGATGGCTGGAACGATCTGGGGGCACTCAGGTGTGAAGCCGGTCGAGAAGCTGCAGTACCAGTGCAACGATGCCATCAACATGGCCATGGACAGCGCCCAGTTCTCGCTGATGCCGATCACCATGACGGACCCGGAGAAGAACCCCAGGGTGGGCTCCATGGTCCTGGCGATGGGCGCAATCTGGGAAACGAACCCGAACGATACGAAGTTCGTGGATATGCCCCAGCTCTGGAAAGAAGGCTTCCAGATTATTGCCTCGACTAAAGAGCAGATTATGCAATCGCTCAGTGTGAATAGTTCGATGGTGCCAGGTAGCGCTTCGGGCAAGAAACCATCGCAAAATGAGATCGCCCAGGACCAACAAGTCGCATTGGCTTCGACGGCCGATGTCGTGACGGTGCTCGAGCAGTCGATCTATAATCCGTTGCTGGAATGGTTCTATGAAATGGACCATCAGTTTCGCGACGATGATATGTTGGTTCAGGTGTAT